GAAGCGCTACCTCATCGCCTTCGGCATCACCTTCGTGGTGTTTTTGCTGATCGTGGCGGGCTTCTACAAGGTGATGTTCGACCTCCAGCGCAAGCGCAACCAAGTCGCCGCCGCTGAGATCGCCGCCACCAAACAGGCGCTTGAAGCCTCAGAGACCTACACCGAGAAAACCGTCGTCATCCGGGAGAAGGGCAATGCAGCCACACAACGTATATACAAAGCGCCGAGCGCGGACAGCCCTGTGCCTGACGGCGTGTTGTCTGCTTGGCGCGACGGCATTAGCCGGTTGCGCGACGACAGCGCCAAGGCAGCCGATCCCGCAGGCGTTCAAGGAGCCGTGCAAGGGGCCGGAGGATAACGTCAAGACCATCGCGGACCTCGCCGCATTCTCCGTGCGGCAAGAGGTTGCGCTACAGGACTGCGAGGCCAAGCGGGTGGGCCTCGTCTCCCTGATCGACAAGCCCGCTGGCAAGCCTTGGTGGAGGTTCTGGTGACTGGACCGCTCTGGTATCGCGTAGCTGAGAAGCAGATCGGCGTGAGGGAAATCCCGGGCGCCAAGTCCAACCCGACGATTCTGACGTGGGCCAAGGCCCTCGGCTCGCGGCTCGGCATCGCCTACACGAACGACGACACCCCGTGGTGCGGCGTGTTCACCGGCTACTGCGTCCAAGCCGCAGGCTTCAAGCCCCCACCCATCGCCGTGCGCGCCAAGGCGTGGGCGACGTGGGGCGAGCCGCTCGTCACCCCGACGCTCGGCTGCGTCCTCGTGTTTGAGCGACCCGGCGGCGGGCATGTCGGCTTCTATGCCGGCGAGACGACCACCGCTTACCGTGTGCTGGGCGGCAACCAGTCCAACAGCGTCAACTATGCGTGGACCGCCAAGGACCGCTGCATCGCCATGCGCTGGCCGGACAACAGCGCCCCTATCGTGCCGGTGCGCGTCATGGGCTTCAACGACCCGAAGCGGGTTTCGACCAACGAGGCGTAACCCATTCGGTTGGCGCATCGCGCCGATTGTGCTAGGCTATTCAGACGAGGCGGTCGCGGCCCACCACAGGGCTACGGCGTCAAGGCTCCCGACAACGGTGCTCCATGGCGACGACGACCACCTTCACGACCCTCAAGGAAGATGTGCAGCGGTATCTTGAGCGTGGCTCCACGCTTGGGAACGACCCTGTCATAATCGAGCAGCTTCCGCGCCTGATCAACCTGGCCGAGCGGCGCATCGCCCGCGAACTCAAGGTGCAGGGCTTCATCAGCGTCGTCACCGGCCAGTTCACGGCGGGCCAGTCGGTGTATGCCAAGCCGGATCGCTGGCGGGACACGGTGTCGGTCAACATCGGCGTAGGCTCGACCCGCAAGCAGGTGTTCCCTCGGTCCTACGAGTACTCGCGCCAGTACTGGTCCGACGAGAGCCTGACCGCCGAGCCGGATTTCTACAGCGACTACGACAGCAGCCATTGGCTGATCGCCCCGACGCCCGACGCCACGTACCCGTTCGAGATCCTCTATTACGAGTTGCCGCCGCTGCTCGACGACGTGGTGCAGAGCAACTGGCTCACCGAGTATGCGCCTCAACTGCTGCTCTACGGCACGCTGCTGGAGGCGACCCCCTTCCTCAAGAACGACGAGCGCATACAGGTCTGGCAGAGCATGTACGACCGCGCCGCCGCCATGCTCAACGGCGAAGACCTCGCCAAGGTCCTTGACCGCAACTCCACCCGCAAGGAGGCGTAGGTGTCCTACACGCAAGTCTTCGGGGGCACGACCCTCTACCCCTCCGACGTCTCGTATCTGGCCCTGTCGCTGACCGCGGACACCACGCTGGAGTGGCCGCTGGAGTCCAGCACCCTCGCGCCCGTCGCCGCCTCGATCATCGACGTCACGCCGACCGGCGCGTTCGCCATCACCATGCCCGACGCCACGCTCACGGCTCCGGGGCAGACGGTGCTGTTCAACAACCTCGGGCCGTCAGTCGTCACGGTGCTCAAGAGCGGGGGTGGCGTGCTGTGCTCCCTTGGCGCGGGCGAGCAGTGGCAGGTCTATCTGTCCAGCAACACCACCGCCGCAGGCGACTGGAGGGTCTTCCGCTACGGTGCGGCCACCGCTTCGGCGCAGGCCGCCTCTCTGGCGGGCTACGGGTTGGTCGCCATCGGGAACACGCTGGCTCAGGCGCAGCAGGTCACGCTGTTCAACAGTTCCTACTCGCCGGGCGCCGCCGACCGCAGCAAGGCGCTCGTGTGGACCGGCAGTTCGGGAACGCTCAACCTGCCCGTCACGTCAGCGGTCGGGAACGACTATTTCCTGAGCGTCCGGAACAGTGGGACCGGCGCGCTTCTGGTCGACGGCGCCGGCAGCGACCTGGTTAACGGCGCGGCGTCCTTGTCCATGCAGCCCGGCGACAGTGCGGTCTTCATCACGGACGGCGCCAACTGGTACACCGTGGGGCTCGGGCAGGACCCGGTGTTCGCGTTTGACTACACGTCCGTGTCCGTGTCGGGGTCTACCTACACCCTGTCAGGAACGGAACTTAACCGAGTCGCGTATCGCTTCGTCGGCACGCTCTCCTCGGACATTGTCGTGCGGGTCCCGAACACGGTGCAGCAGTACTGGGTGTGGAACGACACCACGGGCGGCTCTTTCACACTCAGCGTCGCGACGCTTACGCAGCCCGCGCCGCTGGTGGTGCCCCGGGGCTCCCGGGGGATCTACTACTCGGACGGCTCGAACATGGTGAAGGCCGACACGGCGTCGATCTCACTGCCGATTAACCTGAGCGATGGTGGCACCGGCGCGAGCACGGCTGCGGGCGCGCGGATAAACCTTGGCGGGTCGTCTGTCGGCATCGCGGTGTTCACCGCGGCGACCTCGCAGGCAGCCCAAGCGGCTATCGGCATCCCGGTCCCGCCGCCGTTCTCGCTGGGCACGGGCGTCTGGAACGGCGTGACGCCAACCCAACTCGACCTCACGATCCCAGTCGGCGTGGCGTACTCTCAGTCCGCCGGCCAGCAGATAATCTTCAAGGTGCCCACATCCAGCCCGTCAGGGGCCATAACCATCAAGGTCGGGGCGAACGCTGCGGTGTCGCTGGTCAACGTCGACGGGTCGGCGATGAACCTGCAAGACCTCATGCCCGCCGCCTCCTACTTGGCGATTTTCGACGGCACCCGGTTCCAACTCCAGACACCCACCAACTCGGTCCTTAGCGGATACGCGCAGGCCACCAACGGCGCCATCTCCGGCTACATCGTGTCCAACGATGTGACGAACCCGAACACGACGTTGAACATTTCCGTCGGAAACTGCCGGGACAGCACCAACAGCCGGAACATCCCGCGCACCGCGGGCATCATCAAGAACCTGTTTGCTGTATGGGCGGCTGGCACGAACCAAGGCGGGCGCGACGTCGCCACGGCCCCCGCAGCCAACGAGACCTGGCACGTTCACGCCATTCTCAACGGGACCAGCGGGGTGACGGACGTCCTGCTGTCGAAGTCGGCGACCGCACCGACACTCCCTTCGGGCTACACCCACTTCCGGCGTGTCATGTCAGTGGTTCTCGACTCGTCCGCCAACATCAAGGGTTTCGTGCAGTCTGGCAGCTACGTCCAGTTGAAGGTCCGCAACGCCGAGTTCGCGACCACTTCAAACGGCGTCGCCGCCGGTACCCTGCGCAACATGCAGGTGCCTCTCGGCCTGAAGTTGCTCCTCGATGTCTACTACCAGAGCACGACGAGCGGGGGCAGCACAACCGACCCCGTTTTTAGCGGCTGCTACGACCCCGATGTCGGTGTGCCGAACGGCACTCTGGCCACAAACAACAACGCCAGGTGGGCGCAACTTCGCATACAATGGGGCGGGTCAAACCTCGACCTTCGCTACCAGACGACCATGCTTCAGGTCTACACAAACACCAACGCTCAGATTTTCACCGCGTCTAACGACTCTACCGAGGTCATCGCGGGGGGTGTGGTCGGCTGGCTCGACCCAAGGGACAATTTCTTCTGATGTCTTGGCAAGTCCGCAAACCCTTCACCCTCGTCACCTACGGCACGTCGCTGACTACAGGGCGGCTCTCAGCGCAATGGGTTGAGCGGCTGCAACAGGCGCTCTACGGCGTGCCCGAAGCCATCGGGCCGGTGATCGTCTACAACATGGGCCGGGGCTCCCAGACATCGGCTTGGGGCGCTGCGAACGCAAATCTGGCGGCGGACATGCGGCCCACGCATATCCTGACCGAAGGATTTGCTATCAACGATAGCGCCCTCGTCGGCGGCGTCCCGCAAGTCAGCCAGATCGACCACCTGCTGAACATGGCCAGTATGCGGGCTACGTGGAAGGCGGCGAACCCGTCGGTTGACATCACTTGGCAGACGATGAGCAGCGTCAGTTCCGACGTGGCTACTGGGCGCCCCAACTTGGCGAACTACTACGCCGACGAGATGACCTACGCCACCGCGCAGGGCGACACCGCCCTTGACAACTACTTGGGTCCCGGCGGCGCGTACCCCGGGCCGTCAGGTGGGTGGCCGAAGCCGCTTTCCCCGGCACTGACATACGACGGCGACGGGCTGCACCCGCTCTGGTCTGGCGCCGACGACACGTACCTGTTTCCGAACGTGCGCTGGTGGGCGCGCGTCAAGATGGCGGCCTACTGGGGGCTGCCTGCTCCTGTCTAACCGAGTTTCACCGTAAGCTGAAATGACCAAGCGCACTGAAACTTCCGTCCCGAAGCCCTACCCGAGTTGGGTGTGGGACCCTGTCACCAAGGACTGGGAGGCCCCGGTCCCGTTGCCGGAAGCCTACCGCGCATACGTGTGGGACGAAGAGACGCTGTCCTGGCTCGAAGCAGGAGGCTGATCCGTGGCTGAGAGCATCATTCGCATCCAGTCGCAACCCGGCATCAAGCGCGACGGCACCATGCTGGAGGGCGACGCTTACGTCGACGGGCAGTGGGTGCGGTTCCAGCGCGGCCTGCCGCGGAAGATCGGCGGCTACCGTTCGATCAACAAGTTCCTGTCCGAAGTCAGCCGGGCGCTGAACGCCTACACCCAGAACGACCTGACCTACGTCCACTCGGGCTCGGCCAACAAGATCGAGCGGTTCTTCATCGACTCGTCGAACAACACCTCGGTCATCACCGACCGCACCCCGACGTCGGGCTTCACGACCAACCCCGCCAACGTCTGGCAGTTCGACATCGACAGCGATAGCACCCAGAACCTGATCGTGGCGCAAGTGGCGCCGAACGGGGTGAACATCGCCAACAGCACCGGCGGCCAGTTGTTCTCAGGCCCGATCCTCGGCGCCACCGCACTGACGTCGATCACCTTGCCGCTCGGCGGCAACTGCACCGGCGGCGTCGTGGCGCTGCACCCCTACACCTTCATCTACGGGACCAACGGCTACGTGGCTTGGTCCGTCGCTGGCGACCCGACCGACTTCAGCGGCACGGGCAGTGGATCTGCAAACGTCACGGCGCAGAAGATCGTGAAGGGTATGCCGCTCCGCGGTGGCCCGGGCAACTCGCCGTCGGGCCTGTTCTGGTCGCTGGACGCCCTTGTGCGGGGCTCCTTCGTGGGCGGGGCCGAAGTCTTCCAGTTCGACACGCTCAGCACCGAGTCCTCGATCCTGTCGCCCAACGGCGTCATCGAGTACGACGGGGTGTTCTTCTGGCCGGGTGTTGACAGGTTCCTCCTGTTCAACGGCGTGGTGCGTGAAGTGCCGAACTCCATGAACCTCAACTGGTTCTTCGACGGCCTGAACGAGACCCAAGCCCAAAAGGTGTTCGCCGTGAAGGTGCCCCGCTACGGGGAAATCTGGTGGTGCTACCCGCGCGGCGAGGCGACGGAGTGCAGCCACGCCATCATCTACAACGTGCGCGAGAACTCGTGGTACGACTGCGAGTTGCCGAACGGCGGCAGGTCCGCCGGCGCGACGCCCTCGGTGTTCCGCAAGCCGCTGATGACCGGCGTGCAGCTTCTCAACAGTGGCTACA